AACATTAAGCGAACGGTAGAGTTTCTTCTTAAAGTATTCAATATCAGTGATTTCTCCAAGGTTTTGTCCACCTGGGAGTGTTGAAATTTCTGTTCCTCGTCCACCTTCCCTCCTGGGCAACCAGAAATCTTCCAGCATTGCCATATATTTTTTATCATCACGGATCTCACCCGTGTTTGCATCATAAACAAGTTTGTTACGATAACGCATCATAACATCACGCAAGTATTGTTCTGCCTTCATCTTGGGCAGATTACCAACATCAATATAGAAAATTCTACGTTCTGGTGCTCTTGACAATCTGTAAATAACAAGACTATCCTCAATCATTCTAAGTTGATTGAGTGACTTGATTGCTTTGTGGAGATATGATAAAGTTGATCCCTTATTTCTATCTACAAGACCAGAAGTACAATATGTAATTGCATCTCTTGCAATTTTAATTCCCTGTTGTGCCCCAGTTTGCATAGGGTTACCAGTTGGATAAACTGATTTGGGATTGTAAATGAAATATTCGTCGATCTCAGGGAAGTCATAATCCATGGGATTATCACTCTTCAATTTTGCAACTGCAGAACCATCATTCTTTTTCTTTCTCTGCTGTCTCACATAACGCATTTTCATTGCGTCAATATAACGAAGTTCTTGAATACCCTCTTGAGGATTCTTCAAATCGATAATTTTATGATAATAAAGCCTTCCATCAACATACCAATTACGGTAGATTTCGTGTGCTTTTTTATCAAAATCCAATAAATCTAAGATATACTTAAACTCTTTGCGTATTTTAGTTTTAATGCCATCACTAGCATTGAGGTTTGACAGCTCAATTTCTACAGGACTGTCATTTGTGTCTGACACAATTGCTTCATTTACAATATCTTCAATAGCACTATCCGCTTCAGGATGAAGTGCCATTTCACGATATCTTTTAATGAGATCAAATTCAGTGCGATATACACCTTCTATGTCAACATACGAACCAAAAAAACCACTACTCATATAGTGGTCAACCCCGTCCTCATTATTAGGAGGAACGGGGGAAACCGCAGATGGAGACAGTGGTTCTGTGTCCTCTATCGAGAACCCAAATAACTTGGACATGATTTATTAATCTAAGTTTCCTTAGAGTATTTATTCAATCAGAAATCAACGGGATTATTTTGCAGGTGTTCCTTCTGGATACCAGTAGTTAACCGAGAACTCAACGGTGAATTCTTCGATGGTGTCAGTGGTATCATAAGAAAGGTCAATCGCAGAAACGTTGATTGGGAAAATATCAACAAACTTATATTGAGCAATGCCCTTCAAACCTTCACCTTCAGAATTTGATGAACCGTTACCAATGTTTGACTTCATTCTTCCCAGTTGGATAACGGTTGCATTACCCATGTAGTCAGCTGGGTTGGTTGCACCAGATGCTTCTTGATAGTTAGCAACTTTTTGGCACCATTCTTCCATCGTTTGTCTGATTTTGAAATCAGTATCGTTGATGATAGTAATGGTCCAGGTATCAAATGTGCGATCTCCAGCAACTTTGAAAGTACGTCCTCTGAAAGGAACGTCAATCGAAGCTACGTTAGAAGCAGGCAAGTTTGCTGCTTTACACAGATACTCAAATTTATCAGTATCAAGTTTAGTGATACCAGAGGGGAGTCCTCCCCCCTGTCCACCGTTGGAATTGGTAAACTCAACTTTAAACAGATTGGGGCGGGCACCACCACCTGTCAGTTTTGATTTAAACTTTGTAAGAGAGTGTTCAGCCATTTTTTAATCCTCCTTTTGTTATTTAGATAATCTTATCAAACTCTACCTGCTACTTCTTCAAAACTGATTCCAGTTCTGGTAGCAACAAATGTAAGTGTGACGTAGTTGATAGACTTAGCAGGCTTCAGGAAGATGTCTGCTCTGAATTCATTATTATCAATAACATCAGGGGTATTGTTCGTGCTGTCGCAAACAACCAGGAATCCGAAGAGTCCTCTCTTTGCTTCGATATCACGGAGATAAGGTTCAACAATGTTTCTGAAGTTTGCTCTTGTTAACTCATCATTGAGTTCAAAGAGTTGTGCTTCTGCTGCTCTTTGCAGTGCCTGCTCGATTGTGAGGAACAGACGACGGACGTTGATTCTGTCGAATGCAGAAGCATATCCGAGAGCAGTTTTGTCACCGAACAGAAGTGTTCCGATACCAGGTGTGGTGATAAAGGAGTTGATTCTGTTTGGATACAGTTTGTCTCTTTGTGCCTTGGTTGGGTTATATGCCAGTTTAACGGCATTATTGATAACACCACGTTGCTGTCCTGCAGGTGAGAACCATGGGAAAGCAACCAGACTTGTACGAACCATCAAACCAGCAACGTCTGCGTTAGTTGGAACGTAACGGAACTTGTTGTTGATTCTGTCGTACTGGTACTTATAACCACTGTCAAATGTTGCAAAAGATGATGATGTCAGTGGTGAGAAGAAGTCAATCAGATTATCAGTCTGAGTTGTTGTGTTAGTAACGTTAACGAGATCTCCTCTATGAGGTCCAATGACTGCCATGCAATCCTTTCTCTCATTCGCAAGTGCAATAAGTTTATTTGCTTTTGCTTGCGACTGACTCTTCGTTGCACAACCAGGACCCATGATCAGGAAATCAACTTCAATCTCATCTTTGTTTTCAAAGAGATTGTATGAAGTGATCAGATCAGAAAGTTCTGCCTTCATTCCACCTGTTGTGGAATAGTCAACACCACCACCAAAATCATAAGTCTTGTTACCAACAACCGAGAAGGTAACACCTTGTGCATCCAGACCCCAGAGACCATCTGCAGTTGTTACTGCAGTATAGTCTGTAGAGAATCCTGATGCTCTAGGAGCAGTGCCATGGAAAGTATCTGCTGCAGAAGAAGGATTGTATCCTGCATAGATGTTTTCTGAAAAATCTGCCAGGTAATCTTTGTAGTAAATTCTTTGAGGAGCATTTACATTTGAAATTGCATCTCCTGCCTTAGACAGATTGACATGCTTTTCAATGATATTGCCCTTGATTCCGGTGATAGTACCGTCATCATCTACAACTGCGACGTGGATACCGTCGTTCTCACCTTGTCTGTCTGAGACATAGACGTTGGTAACAGGTCTTGGAGCAAGAGACTTCCAGAAAGTAGTTGCGTTAGTCAGTCCAAGAGTTTGCTGATCATACCAGTCAACTGCAGTTGCAGGAGTGTAGAATTCTCCTGTCGTTGGAGTAACCAATCCACCATCGTTATCAACGAAGTGAATTGCTGCACCAGTTCCAAATGCTGCAAATGATGCTCCTTCTTGATAATCAATCTTAGTTTCAGTTGAACCACCACCAACTGTTTCTACACGGGAAACAACTTTAATGTCAACTTCACTAGAACTTCCAGTTGAATCTGTTCTAAGACCAACAACAATTCCTTTCAAGAATCCACTGAAAGTAGAAGTTGTTCCTGCTCCAGGAATTACAACTCCATTAAGTGTTGTGGTAACACCGAATCCAATTGTTGCTCCAGCACCAACCAAACTTGTGGTGCCAAGTCCAACGGTTTGATCTGCAAAGTCATCAATGGTGCAAACTTTCAGACCATTACCCCAAGTACCTGGGTTCTTAGCAGCATATGTGAATGAATTATCTGTGAGATGATTTTCTTGATAATCATCGTAGTTGTAAATCTTCAGTGTTGTAGTTGATGCAATACCAACACCAGCATTTGCGTTTACCAATAAAGTGCTAGTGGTGTTTCCAGTTCTAACTACTTTCAGAACTCCTCCATATGAGAGATAGTTTGAAGCACTCATCCAATACTCATATTGAGTATCAGTGGAAATTGGTTTTCCAAATGTGTTGATCAGTTCCTGTTCAGTAGTGATATCAACAATTTCATCGACTGGACCAATTTGGAAAGGACCCGCAATTGCTCCGATATTATCTAATACATTATCAGCTCTTCCTACTGTAAGGTCAACCTCCCTGACTAATACGCCTGGAGATAATTGAGGAGTCGCCATGTTTTTGTTCTCCGAGTCTCAGTTTATCTGAAAATATTTATTAAAACCCATCTTTTCACAGGGGAAATATGACGTGAACTACCAGTCTGGATATTCCCATCGATTATCGCAAGTTTTATTTTTCATTATCCTTTTGATTGTACACTCTTTACATTCATAAGAGTATGAAGATGCAACTGGTCCTCGGTCTTTTCTGGTTCTATAAAAATCTTCAACTAGATTTTTTGTTTCACCACAAGTTCTACACTTTCTATCTTGTAATAGAAGGTGTCCTAGTTTAATCTGACCATCTAGATCCATTACGATAGATACTCCCACATAAATGAACGATCTCCATATTCATCAGCTTTGAACCATGTATCTCCATCATCGTCTGTGAAACTATCACTATCAAGACCATCATTTAAGAATCCAAAAGGTGCCATGTCCTGCTCAATTTGATTCTTCTGTTCCTCATATAATCTCTTACGGACATCTTGATCAGTCAACTCTTTGAAGTAGTCCATTTGGACCAACCAAGCATAGATGACAAGGCACATTGCTAAGTCATCATTGCAACCCTCTTCTGCCTCAAATGAATTGTGCTTTGAGATGAAGGTGGTCAGTTCGGAGATAATCTCATAGTCGTTAAAGATGAGTTTATCTTCTTCGATAAGAGTTTTTAGATTGAGTGATCCAACCTTCTTGACAGTTTTAGACATCTTGACACCCAACTGGGTTTTCTTACCAGAGAATCCTTGTCCAACAATCTGTCCTGCTCTACCTCTCATAGAACACATCAATAGATTCTGATATTCAAGATCATATTGGAGAATACTTGCAACTTGATCTCCAATATCATTTACCTCACATAAGATAAAGGCACTATTATAATTCTTTGCTACTTCATATATGATGTTTGGAAACAACATCGGTTTGATATCATTATTTCTATATTTGGCAACAACCTTATGAGGAAACTCAGTGATATCTACCACAACAAAAGCAGAGTAATCCTCTCCAACCCCTCTGGCAACGTCAACCGTCATCACATAATCATGATTATCCTTAGAATCCTGATAAACATCTAAACCAGCATTTCGTTGAATAGGATTGTCATAAATGAGAGTTCTTAGTTTACTCGGTGCGATCAATGTATCAACAGATCCTAAAAACTCACATTCAAACTCAACTTTGAACTGTTGTTCTGAGGTGTTTGCAATAGTAGTTTCTTTCCACTTCTCATCCCTACCTGGAACTTCTGACCAGTGAACATCAGTTGGAACATATTCATTCTTTTTCTTCTCAGCATCATGCCACATGCGGTAGAAGTGATTCATACCATGTGGGGTAGATACAATAATTACTTTGGTGTTTTTACCAGAAGTAATAGTACGATAAACACATGCAAAGAACGAGTAATCAACGTTCTTCGGGACAAATGCGATCTCCTCGAGAAAGAGGATGTTGAACGACATACCTCGGACAGCACTTGCAGACGTAGAAGCTGCCAATATCTTACGGCCATTCTCTAACTCCAGAGATCCTTTGTTCCATGCAATGATACCCTGCTGCATCCATTTGGGCAAGTTCTCA